GATTTCTGATAGGGCTTATCAGGAATGTTTTGGTCTAACGTTCGTTGCTGAAAGAGGATTCAATTTCCTCAATGCTAAATATGGTGCACTGTTTCATAAGGTACCAGGTGTATATTCAGCAATACGCTATGCCAATAATTTTAGCAAGACGATATGGAGGGATGGATTTGAAGTTGTTGACATTGTTGTCAGAGCTTGTATCCTGACTGGCAAAGTCACTGATGAAACGATAGGTTTCATATGTGATGTTGCCATCCATATGGCTAGAATTTTGGGCGTGGACCACAAACCACTTCTTCGCATGCGTGGGTGGATAGAGAGTATGGATGTACCTATTGGAGAGTTCTGGAAGGATGTCAACGAGGCTCAGGCACTTGACTTTCAAGTGGCTTCGATAAAGATCGTTGAGTCACTTGTCAATAATTTCTCACCAGATCCCAAAGGTATGAAGGTCATACACAAGGCGATATCTCATGAAGGTGATTCGTTGGAATCAGATTGGAATAAGGAGTCACCTTTCAGCCTCAGCGACTCGGAGATTGAAAAAGAAATAGACAAGGAAATGGAAGAAATACCATATACAAGGTTCTTAAGTGAACTGAAGATATTCTTGTCCAAGTTCAATAGTCGTGCGGCTAGGATATCGCAAATGAACAATCTACTATGCCATGCATCGTCGAGGAGACATGAGTTGCCTGTGGACGTGCAAAAGAACATAGATAGATTGATCATTGGCGCTAAGGATGTGTTGTCTGAGGTTAACACTTCCGTTGAACAAAGCGATAATAGACCTCAAGCCTCAGTGTATGCCATAACACAAAGGGCGCCGAACATGACACCATTGCCTATACCTGCTGTGGATATAGTTGACGATCAATTTAACGTCGTAAAAACTACCTCGTCTCTGGAAGCGTTCAAGCAATACAGCACGGTAGATCTAGACACAGAAAATGTTGTTGATGAGCACCGTTTTTTGAGACGGTTGAGATGGTCAGATGATAAGCCGGATTTCGGCATCATTCATGATGACATGGCCGAAAATTTCCCTGAGTTCATGACTGAACAGAGTGTGACTCAGTGTCCTAATTTACCCGATGGCGCGCAAGGCGTTTATTCACCGGATAGCATCGGGGCAAAATTTTTGGAAAAGATAGTTGCCAGGGCAGCATATCAGTCTCTAGGGATGCAAACTAGAAGATGCAAAGCACCTTTTGCCACTACAACTGAAATCCATGATTGGGTTTCTAGTAGGAGCAAGACTGATATTGGGCCAGTGTCAAAGGCCATAATGAATGCTGAGAAGAGGCTTGGTAACAAACCACTACCATATCTCTTACACATTGATGGATTGGCAATGGGTGGAAAGTCAAAAGGTGTTAGATCGTGGATAAGCGACAAGGATGTTGTCGTTGTCCCATCTAACAAACTTAAAAAGAGTTGGATTAAAGAGCTAGGGGAATTGGAACCTCTCAAGAGGGCGTCCGTGTACACTCAACACATGGCATTGAACCAGAATTGTTCTAGGTATGTCATTGTTGATGAGTGTTATACATTCGAAACGCCACATCTTGAATTGTTAAGGAGATTTCCAAATGCTCTTGGGTTTATCACGATAGGCGATGCCCAACAGATAAGAGATGTATTTGCTGAAGGCACAAGTACATTTGACCCAACACTTTATAGGCCTTTCTTCACCGCAATTGCTCCAGTGACATTTTGTCCTTGGGATGTGAGCTTGCAATACCTGAGAAATAATAGATCATCTATATTCAACAAGGTGTATTATTGCGGCTCACAGCGCCCAATTGGCTTGTATTATGATGTAGAAGAGTCTGAGATTGTCTTGACGGGCAAGGAGGACTTGACAGTCAATGCACTACAAGGTACGAAGTCAATGATGACTGCACTCGGAGCAGTTGATCCTATAACCGTTCATGAATCGCAGGGTTCGCGTTCTGAACGTACATATATTCACTTGACCAGGCCTGGTCAAGATTGTCCTGACATGGCGTTTCTTGCCATGAACCCAAGACACTTCGGTGTCGCAATCACTAGGGCCAGGGTAGCCACTTGTTTTGTGTGCAAGGATAAGGCTTCACTAGCTTCAATCCCATTCGTTGATAAGGGTCAAGTCAATGGTAAGCCTTTGCCAAGTGACGTGCTGTATGCAGGAACCACCTTCGATTTGGTGGATCCTATATGCCAGGAGGACATCGTTTTTGAAAGGTTCGAAAATGAAAATGTGTCCCCCGAGGGCTGTGACATAATACATGCAGACGCACGTTATACCGTCGGCAGCTTTATCAATGAGGAGGATCAGGAGGCTTTGCCTAGAGAATCAATCAACTCTGATGTTGACGTCAGTTGCGCCACCATAGTTAATACTTATGTCCCACGACATGAGGGCACAACTAATGAGTCGATGCTGTTCAATCCTGCATCGGTACCTGGTGCTGGCCTTATCAATATGATTGAAAGGCGCACCAAGCCGACCGTCATACAAGATAAACACTTCAGGGTTGCTGAAAAGATAGTAAAACTGATATTTGATCAGGTTGTCGATCCATTCAAGTTCATGAAGTTGGCATCTGATACAAAGAGCAGTTTGAAGGCACAGACGAGGGCTCAAGTGATGAAAATGGCGGATAGTTGTCAGGACAAGAGGGCTGACAGTGTTTCATTTGCGTTTCCAAAGAATGAACCTGCTAAGAAAGTCATGACATTGGGAAAAGGTCTTAAAATTCTCAGTGTTACTGCCATGAACCAAACTCAGTTGCAACTGTTTGGTGATGCTGCATTAATTTTGACTCACGCATGGTCAAGGTCTTTGAGGCCTGGCATAATCTCGCCAGTTGGTCATACTAAACCTGAAGTTGCT